GCTCTTCCGATCTATCGCGGGCATATGGTCAAGCCGCTGGCTGAATACTTCGGAAAAGTAGAGGGTTCGGATATTCACGATTACGGCGCTGGGTTTCCTGTCCAAGATTATATCTTTGGGGCTGATCCGGTTGGAGTGGTTTCTTGGACGATCACGACCCCGCCGTTTCGCCTTGCGCAGCAATTCATAGAGCAAGCCCGCAACACCAGCCGCCAAGGCGTTGCCGTGATTGTGCGCAGCGCCTTCCTTGAGGGGATAGGTCGATACAATGACCTGTTCAGCACGGGAGCGCCTACGGATATTCTGCAATTCTCTGAACGTGTCGTCATGCACAAGGGCAAGCTATCCGCCAAGGGCAGCACCGCAACGGCCTATTGCTGGCTTGTCTGGCGCAACAATGACCGGACAGGACAAACGCTGTTTGACTGGATACCGCCCTGCCGGAAATCCCTCGAAAAGCCGGAGGATTACGTATGACCGCAACAGAGGAGCTTGAGCTAATCCGGTCGCTGCGGGCTGAAATAACCGCGCTGACGGTGCGTGGCAGCGTGCAGGAGGACAAGATCAAGGAGGGCTGGGTGGAGATTGCGGCCCTCAAGAAGCAGGCAGAACACGCGCAGGCATACATTCCCAAGCTAAAGGCGGAAAACGAGGCGCTACGGGCGCAACTGACCGACGCGGCAATCGCAGAGAGGGTACTTTTCAAATGAGCAAGGCAAAGCGCAGACGCAAGCTGGTATCAGGCAGTCACAGCAAGGCTAAACGACACGTCAGCATAGCACAGGCACCGTGGAACGGCGACCACGGCACAGGCACGGCAGCGGCGACCGCAGGAACGGTGGTGGAGCCGATGGCGGACAGCCCCAACCGGATGGCGGTCAGGAAGCGGGTGAACGTGATCGACACGCTGACCAGCCTATCTATGCGCCAACAGCAGGCGGCAAAGGAAATCCAAGAGGCGTATTGCCGTGTGGAGATGCAAAGCAGCGGCAGCGCCCTCAAAGAGCAGGTAGACGCCAGCCCTAAGCCGGACGCGGTGATAGCGGCCCAAGTGGACGCCATGAGCCGCCTAGCGCACGCTATGAGCGCCGTGCCGTCTGCAATGCGCGATGTGGTCGAGCACGTATGCTGGGAGAACCGCCAGATTGCCACGATCAGCAAGCGCACCGGATACAACCGAATGGCTGACTTCAAGGTCGCTATGGATTTGGTTGCAAACCGGCTGCGGTATTGACGGTGAATCTCGGATGGTGTACCAAGTATTTATCGCAAGGGGCATGGGTTTTGATCTGTGTCCTTTTTGATTCAAGACTTGTCCAAGAGCGTAGCGGCCTGCGGGATTATATGTTTCGGTATCGCTGGGAATTTGACAACCCACCTTACCGCAGGGTGCAAGTCCTGAATCATTTCTAAGCCGCTTTGATGCGTGCTTTCTTGGCCTGTACCGGGCGGCTTCACGGCTTGGGTCGAAAGACTGGACGGCACACATGAGCGCGGCCCCACCGGCTGTGATTCAACTGCACACGCAGACTAGTTCAACCGCTGCGCTCAACACCTTCACAGCACTGCAATCAATGCAGGTATAAACGACACCACCCACACAATCAGCAAGAGGACGCGAGCGCTCAAACCGCCGCGTGTATGCTATGGCCGTTAAAAAAACGGGAGAAAACCTAATCGGGAAAGGCAAAGCTGGACCCGGTAGACCCAAAGGCTCATCCAATAAGACCACGCGCTTGGCTAAAGACGCCATTGCCGAAGCTGCCGAAGGTTTGGGGGGCGCTACCCGCATGATTGCGTGGGCAAAGGAAGACCCCGCAAACGAGCGGGCGTTCTGGGCAACCATCTATCCGAAGCTAGTCCCTGTGCAAGTCGCTGGACCCGATGACGATGAAGGCCAGCCCACAGAGATTGTGATGCGCATTGTCCGCCCTAACGGCTGACGTCCCCGAAGCCTTAGCGCCATTATTGCAGCCGTCACGATACAAGGCGGCATACGGCGGGCGAGGCGGTGCTAAATCGCATTTCTATGCAGAGCATATCATTCTGCGTATGTACATGCAGCCCACGCGGGTCGCTTGTATTCGTGAGGTGCAGGCAACGATCAAGGACAGCGTTAAGCAGCTCCTGATCGACAAGATATCGAAGTTCGGTCTTGAGGCGCACTTCACCGTCAAGGACACCGAAATCATCGGGCCGAATGGTTCGCTGTGTGTCTTTAAGGGGATGCAGAGCTACAACGCGGAAAACATCAAGTCGCTTGAGGGCTTCGACATTGCATGGGTCGAGGAGGCGCAGACGCTTTCTGAGCGGTCACTTCGCTTGCTGCGCCCGACAATCCGTAAAGAGGGTTCGGAGATTTGGTTTAGCTGGAACCCGCGTCACGATAGCGATGCGGTAGACAAGTTCTTTCGCAGCAGTTCGCCGCCTTCAAACGCAATCATTTGCCCCATTAGCTGGGCTGACAACCCGTTCTTGCCTGATGTGCTCCTAGAGGAAAAAGACAACGATTATGCCGCTGATCCCGAAATGGCAGAGCACGTCTGGGGCGGCGGATATGAAACAGTATCAGAGGCGGCATACTATGCCCGTCTTATCATCGCGGCGGAAAACGATGGCCGCATTGGTCACTTCCCCTACAATCCCTTGCTTCCCGTCTATACGGGGTGGGATTTGGGGATTGATGATTACACCGCGATTTGGTTTGCGCAGATTATCCAAGGCGAGCGGCTACGGATCGTTGACTATTACGAGTGCCAGAACCTTGGCGTCGATGATATCTTTAGCGAGGCGCTGCCGGAATACACACAAGACGAGCGCGACAGGGTTGCGGCGTTGCAAGAGATACCAAGGCCAAACCCTTACCGGTACAAGGCGCACTTCTTCCCGCATGATATTGGCATTCGGGAATGGGGCGCAGGCGGGCGAACAAGGATTGAAAGCGTCATTGACCTAGGCGTCAGCGGCAATTCGATACGGCGCGGCGTTGCGGCCAACCCAGAGGACAGGGTGCAGGCGTCTAGGCGTCTATTGCCCGTAACTGAGTTCAATCAGACCGCCCGCGTGATGAAGGGCGTTACTCGGATGCGTCGGTATCGCCGGAAGTACAACGAACTAATGGGTACGTACTTAGGCCCGCTCAAAGACGGCAACGACCACGGCGCTGATGCGTTTGGGGAGCTTGCTATTAACTGCGGGATTATTCCCGATAGGCCGAAGCCAGCAGACAAGCCCGCGCCCGCGCCCGGTCAGGTGCTTATCCCCGGCATACCAGAGCCCACGACAGGCCAGAAGCGCACGAGGTTGTAAATGGACGAAGACCAGAACACAGATGCGCAAAACAAGCCCGGACTGTCAAAGCCGTGGCTGGACGCGATCAACGAAAGCCAGAAGGCATTCCAGACCTATTTCGACAAGTGCGCCAGCATCGAAAAGATTTACGGCAAGCTGGAAAGCCTAGCGGACACAGCAGGGGATCGTGAGTTCCAGATATTCTGGGCCAACCTCGAAGTGCTGCGCCCGTCAATGTACCAGAGACCACCGCAACCGGTTGTTATGCCGCGCCATACGGACACAGGCGAAATCCCGCGCAAGGCGGCTGAACTGCTGGAGCGTGCGCTGGAGTTCGATGTCGAGTTTGACGACGTTCACAATGTAATGCTGCAAGTGCGTGACGATCTGGCACTCACATCGCGCGGCGTTCCTTGGGTGCTGGACAACGGCCACGTAATCCACGTTGACCGGCTGGACTTTCTGCACGAACCGGCCCGCAAGTGGTCTGAGTGCGGTTGGGTTGCCCGACGTGCGTATATCACTCGCGAAAACGGGGTCCAGCGTTTCGGCGACGACTTCATTGACGCCAAGACCGAGGTGATGGGCGAAAAGCGCGACGACGAGTATCAATCCACGCAAAAGAAAGCACAGGTTTGGGAAATCTGGTCAAAGACTGAAAACAAGGTTGTCTGGGTCACAGACGGCGTTGACACGGTGCTAGATGAGTCTGGCCCGCTATTTGACGTGAAGGGCTTCTTTCCCTGCCCACAGCCAGCCTATGCAACGATTGAGCGCGGCACATTGCTGCCCATCCCTGATTTTGTCTACTACCGCGACCAAGTGGACGAAATCAACGAACTGACCGAGCGCATCAGCGCCTTGTCGGAATCGCTGCGGATGAAGGGGTTCTACGCGGCTGGAACGTCCGATGTGGGCGAGGCTATCGAAACGGCGATGGCGCAGACGAACAGCAAGGCGGTGCTGGTGCCTATCAGCAACTTCGCGGCATTGGGTGGCACTGCGCTAAAGGACAGCATTGTGTGGCTTCCTGTCACAGAGGTTGCCACGGTTATTGAACAGCTTGTTATGCTGCGCCGCCAGTTGATCGAAGATGTATACGAAATTACCGGCCTGTCCGACATTATGCGGGGCGTTACGGACGCTCAGGAAACCTTGGGCGCTCAGAACCTCAAAGCGCAGTTTGGCTCTATCCGCGTGCGTGAAAAGCAGAACGAATTGATCCGCATTGCCCGCGACATCATCCGCATGAAAGGCGAGATTTACGCGGAAACCATGCCGGTTGAGGAATTGGCTCAAATGGCGGGTATGCAACTGCCGACTGACGAGCAAATCGCGCAGCAGGTGCAGCAGATTATGCAGCGGGCAGAACAGGCCGCAATGCAGGCGCAGCAAAGCGGGCAGCAGATACCGCCCGAAGCGTTGCAACAGGCACAGCAGCAAATTCAGGCGCAGGTGCAGAAGCTAAAGCAGACGGTCACGATCAACCAGATCGGGCAGCTATTGGCGAACCAACGCACGCGCCCATTTTCGCTGGAAATCGAGACAGACAGCACCATCGCCCCGAATGAGGAACTGGAAAAGCAGAACCGCATTGACCTGCTCACAGCAATGGGCGGGTTTATGGGGCAGGCACTACCGTTGATCGAAGCCAAGCCCGAAGCGGCGGAACTGGTGGGCGAAATGCTGCGTTTCGGCGCTGGCGCGTTCCGGTCTAACCGCGAAATGGGGCAGGTGATTGACGACTTCGTTGAGAAAATGAAGGGCGGAACAGCGCAGCCCGACGATGGGGCGAACAAGGCCGAGATGGCGAAGGTTCAGGCCGAGCAGCAACGTATGCAAGCCGACATGCAGATTAAGCAACAGGAACTGCAATTGCGAGCGCAGGAGATGCAGTCGAAGCAGGCCGAGGCGCAGGAAGCGGCAAAGGTTCGCCAGTATGACGCACAGGTCAACGCGGCGATTAAGCAGCACGAGCTGGCGCTAAAAGCGCAGGATATGGGTATCAAGCAAGACGCTCAGATGTTGAGCCGCCAGCAGGCTGAAATCCAGAACCTACTGGACGTGGAGGAACTCAAACTGGAACGGACGCAGCAGCGGCCTGTTGCGTTGGGAGATACAAACTAATGCGTATGTTTGCGGGTGTTCTGGTCTCTGATGACGAATACAAGCGGTTGCGCGACCATTACGAGGAAGTCGCATTCCAGCGCGGTGGCAATCAGGGCGAGTTATCCTGCCCGATGATTATCAGCGACGGCCAACGCCCACTGCAAAGCATGGCGGACGGCAAGATTTACGACAGCAAGTCGGAAATGCGCAAGGGCTACAAACAACACGGGGTTGAAGAGGTCGGCAACGACGTACCAACCAAGAAGGCCGAGCCTTCACTGTACGAAAAGAAGCGGGCCAAGGAAAAGCGCAGAGGCGCGGCGGCTCGTGCGCTCTCACAGGCAGGGTTCGGCGCACCCTAAGCACATCCCTCAGAAGGATATTCCATGAACGATTTTGCAGAATCCGCTCAGGCGGAACCCATTGTTGCACCCGAACCTCAAGTAGAGGCGCAGGTCGAGGAAACGCAACAGCAGGAAGCCCCCAAAAATGAAGCCGAGCCAGCACAGCCAAAGCGCAGCCGCCGCGAAGCACTGGAACAGGCTTTCAAAGATGTGGACACGGATAAGGATAAGGGCGGGCCGGACAAAGACGTAGAGACGAAAGCGCCAGAGAAGTCCGAAGCCAAGCCGGTTGAGACCAAGACCGAAAAGAAGCCGGAAACCAAGGCAGACGGCCCAGAGCGCGGACCAGACGGCAAATTCGTAGCCAAAGAGGCCGCAGACAAGCCCACTGATGCGCAAGCCGTGCAAAAGGGTGCTGGCCTATCTGACCCGCCGTCGCGTTTCTCAGAGGACGCCAAAAAGGCATGGGCGGAAGCGCCTGAAAGCGTGCGTGCCGAGACATACCGCGCCATCCGCGAAACTGAGCAGGGCATCCAGAAATACCAGCAGGCGATTGAACCGATTAAGCCGTTCTTGGATATGGCAAAGGGCGATCCGCGACAGCTCGCGTCGGCAATGGGCCGCTATGTGAACACCGAAAACATGCTGCGCACCAACCCCGTGCAGGGCTTTTCCGAGATTGCCCGCAACATGGGGCTTTCACCGCAGCAGGTGGGCAAGATGCTTATGGGTGAAGAACCCGGCCAAGCCGACCCGCGCGACCAGCAGTTGATGGCAATGCAGCAGGAGTTGCAGCAGCTACGCCAGCAGACCGGCCAAGTAACGCAGACAATGCAGGAGCAGCGCGAAAAGGCGGTGCTCTCACAGGTTGAGCAATTCTCGCAGGCTAACCCCCGCTTTAATGAATTGTCCGACGAAATTGCGACCATGCTTTCGACTGGATACGCCAGCGACTTGCAGGACGCATACGACAAAGCCGACCGGTTAAAACCGGCTCCGGCTCCGGTGCAACAAGAAGAAGTAGCACCACCAGCGCAGGCGGCTCATACCCGACCAACGCGCTCAGTGACAGGCGCACCGACTTCCGGCTCAAACCCGGCACATCGACAGCCTTCCGCTAACCGAAAAGAGGCCCTTGAACGCGCAATGCGTGCGACGGGCTTTTAACCCCAACCAGATGGAGAAAAGCCAATGGCTTTGAATACCAATGAACGCCTCCAAGAGGCGCTTTCACTGGCCGTCGAGGATCGGTCGTCGGGCTATCAAGACCTCGTGTCGAATAGCAACGTCCTGCTCGCGGTGATGAAAGACAAAGGAATGTGGAAGACCTTTGAAGGTCCGACCATTCGTGAACGACTGCTCTACAACGAAAGCGGCACATATACCCGCTATTCCGGCTATCAGTTCCTGAACCCCAGCCCAGCGGAATTGTTGAACGATGCCGAATTTACGCCAAAGATGGCGGCGGTCTCGGTCGTTCTTTCGATGGAAGACATTCTGCAAAACTCCGGCTCAACGGCGCAGCTTATGGACATCATGGATGTTCACTTGGAAGCGGCCGAGACCGAATTGCAGGACCGCTTCACGGAAGACTTGCACAGCGACGGCACCGCAGACGGCGGGCGTCAGATCGGCGGCTTGCAGCTTGCAATCCCCACCGACCCGACAACCGGCACCTACGGCGGCATTTCGCGGGCAAATAACGCTGTTTGGCGTACGTCGGCTTATGATGCGTCCAGCACGTCTTGGGACCAAACATCAGAAACGGCAGTCAACGCGGCGGGCGTCAAAGCGATGTTCAACCAAATCGTGATTGAGCGTTCACGCGGTAAAACCGGCCCTGACCTGATCTTGTCGGCGCAGGAGCACTACGGCGCTTACATGGCGGCGACAGAAAGCATTCAGCGCATTACGGACGGCGGCAAGGTGGCCAAGCTCGGCTTCCCATCGCTCAAGTTCTACGGCGCTGGCAAGTCGATGGATGTTGTATTGGAGGGCGGCATTGGTTCCGCCATGCCATCCGCAACGTCCTACTTCATCGCAACAGACCATATCTGCTTCCGGTCTCCCAAGGACCGCAATTTCGCCAAGTTCGGCGGAAAGCAAACCCCTGTGAACCAAGACGCAGTTGTGCAGCACATTGGCTTCTATGGCGAACTGACGCTCAAGAACCCGCTGCATATGGCGAAACTGGTAGCATAAGGAGCAACCGACATGGCTAACATTTCAGGCAACGTTATTGGCGTTGACTTTACCGATGTTTACACGGCGGCGGAAGCCGCTTCCGGCATCAAACCGCGTCCGTTCAAAACGGGACAAACCGTTCTTGGCGACGATGGCAAGACATACCAGTACGTCAAGGCCAACGCGACAATCGCCTCCGGTAACACGGCGGCAAATATCACTGTTTCAAGCGGTGAATATGTCGCAGCGGCGTCCGGCGGATCAGCGGATAACGCATCTGGCGTTTCGCTGGCATCCGGTGATCACGCTTGGTTTATCATCGACTAAACAACGGGCGGGCTATGATGGCCCGCCCCCTTGCACTCCTTTCAGACAGGAAAAACTATGGAAAACCCAGACATGCAGCTTGCCGTTGAGTTCTTCAACAAGGCGGTTGAGAACCCACGCAAAACGAAGGCCGAGGGCCGTCCGATTTTCGAGGATCGGGAATATATCCGCATTCGCTTCCCCGCTGACAACAAGCGCGAATTGGTAGCAAATGCGCAAGAAATGCACTACGTTTCCCACGCCAAACAACAGATGACCTATGCGCAGCGTTTCCCCGCGAATTACGATGCCTTCAAGGCGTCAAGCGAAGCGGAATTTGTCCAAGGAACACCGCTGGCCGAACTGACCATCTTGACGGAAGCCAAGCGGGCGGAATTGCGAGCGCAAAACATCAAAACCGTCGAACAACTTGCGGGCCTGCCAACGGCAGCAATGCGCCGCTTGGGCATGGGTGCACAGGGTCTTGTCGATGGGGCTAAAGCCTATCTTGACCGCGCCGAAGGTTTCTCAGAGGTCGCAGCCCTTCGCGCCCGCATCGAAGAACTTGAAAGCGGCAAGTCAGAGGCCGAACCCGCTCCCAAAGTCGCCGCACAGGTTGAAGGCTTTGACGACGACGACCTGCGCAACATGCTAAAAGACGCGGGGGTCGAGGTGGATAACCGCTGGGGCCGCAAGCGCCTTGAGCAGGAATTGCAGACACTGGCGCAAGCCAAGGAAAACGAGGCCGCTTAAATGACACGTTCAGCGCTCACCATTGTTCAGGACGCGGCGACTAAGCTGGGTATTGCCCAGCCGTCCGTTTTGTTCGGTTCAACCGACCGGACCGCGATTGAATTGCGGGAAGCGCTGAATGAGGCCGTTGATAAGATACTCCACGCGCACGCATGGCAGCGGCTTTTGACGATCCAAACCCATATCGGCGACGGCACAACGACTGATTTTTCCTTGCCGCCTGACTATCTCAGAATGCCGAAGAATGCGGAAATTTGGTCCACCCGCTTGCAGGCACCACTGACGCATATTTCGCCCGAAGACTGGTTGCATCTTGATGTGCGAGATTACGATGTTGTTACCGGCGTGTGGACCATCTTTGGCGGTGATTTTGTCTACAAGCCTGCTTTGGCATCTGATGAGGTCACTCGCTTTTGGTACATCAGCAACAAGATATGTGCCAATGATACAAGCGGCACAAAGGCGCAATTCACAGCCGATGAAGATACATTCTTGCTAGATGACCGCGTTTTGGAGTTGGTTCTTGTTTGGGAGTTCCGCACGCAAAAGGGCTTGGACTACGCCGGGGATATGGCAACGGCTGAAATCGCACTGGCGCGGATGATTGAGCGCGACAAAGGCGCTAGGGTGCTAACCCAGAGCAGCCCGGGCCGCATGGGCGGCAAGATGGCTTGGCCGGGGGTTCTGAGCCCATGAGAAGCCAGCGCAGGCGCTCTCAGGCGTCACAATACAGCGTTCCGGCCCCCATTCAGGGCATTGTTGAGAACGACCCGACCGCGATCAAAGGCAAGATGGCTGCGGAGTGGATTGAGAACTTTTTACCCACGGTGCGCGGCTTGAAGGTG